GCTGAGGGTGGGAACTCTGGGGTTGATAACGTAACGGCATTTGTCATGCGTTATGGCTATGCATATCCACAAAAGGAATTGCAGGGAGCTGCCAGCACAGGAGCTCAAGTGTACGTAAGACCAAGCTAAGAAATATTTCACCGGGGGTTAACTGATCTCTCCTGTTAACCCCCGGCCTGGAAAGGTAAATAATGACATTACAAGAAGTGGAACAAAATCTATCGATGGTGGTGCATTGCCCATATTGCAGCAAGCCTTACGAAGTGCAAGATGCAGATGGAAATCACCAAGAGTATCCGCAACTTTGCAAAAGATGTGGCGGCCCCATGAATTACGAAGACCTCGACGCATTCGCTAACAGCGAAGCTGAAAGAGAATCCAGTAATAACAAGGGGTATAAAAGGGGAGCAAAAACAAAATAAAAACAAAGCACTTGATCGTCCACCTAAAGACAAAATGATGCGACAAGTGAAAAAAAAGAAACAAGCTAAAGCGACGGATTAATTCGTCGCACCACTTTGAAAGGGGTGCGCTTTGGCACAAGTACATTCGCGGATGGTTCGGGGCCAATTGGCCTACTATGAAGGGCATCAGATGCGTCTTGTGGACGCTGTTGGATCTGATGTTTATAAATACGAATTGCGACCAGATATTTTGGGTGCAACAACAACCGATCCAAGAGGTTGGACTTCGACAGTTGTCGAAGCTGGATCAGGAACGACCGAGTGGGATGCCAACGATACTGCTGGGCGGGTGGGAACAATCACCTGCGCGGCAAACGAAGATGATGGTGGTTCCTATCAGTTACTTGGAGAAAACATCGAATTAACCTCAGACCAGGACGTTTATGTTGGAGCGAAGTTGCAGATCAACGACGTTGACCAGACCGATCTTTTCTTTGGTTTAGCAGTAACCGACACGGCCCTCCTGGGTGGTGTTGCGGATGCGGTGTATTTCGAATCGGTTGATGGATCAGCATCCATTTCAACCGTAACAGAAAAAGATTCGACCGAAACCCAAAACGATAGCGCAGGAACACTTGTCGATGCGACAGATATTCTTCTGGAGTTTTATTTCGATGGAAGTTCCAGTAGTGTGTACTTCTTTATCGATGGAACCCTGGTCAATACGCATACAGCAAATATTCCTGACGATGAAGCTTTACGTTTAACAATTGAATTCCTGACAGGTGAAGCAACCGCGAATACCTGTAACGTACAGTTCATGCGTGTTATCCAGATCGGCAGGTAAATCATGGCTGGAACAATCACACAAGCCGTAACGGCGAATGTGGCCCCGGTCAAGGTGATTACATTTACTTGCACGGCTGATTCTTCGGATGGAAGCTACCCGGCAACCACAGTTACGGCTGCGGATGTAAAGGGGAGCTTGTTGCAGATTGTGACAGATCCCAGTGGAGACACGGCCCCACAAGATAACTATGACATTACGCTAACCGAAAGCGGTGGAGCGGATATGTTGTTAGGTGTTGGGGCAAACCGGGATACAGCAAACACCGAAATTGCAATCATAGAATCAAACGGAGCACGTAGTGTTGTCGCTGAAACCGACACATTAACCTTGAACATCACCAACAACAATGTAAACAGCGCAATCATTTCAATCAAGCTGTATTGGATCGAAGGCGTTTAATCATCCGTTTGCATTTTTCGTGCTGATAGCGACAACCACCTCCATCGCTATCAGCACTTATAAGGAATTAAAACAATGGCAAAAGAGGTTTATCACAAGCATTCGAGTAATGTTCAAAGAAATAAACCATTATCACATTCGGAATGGTCTTCAACGACCGCCCATCGCATTGATTCCCAGGCGAAAGGTGACATTTTATATGCATTAACCAATACTGATGGATTGGTTGGATTGGGCATTGGATCATCTGGGCAATTTTTAACTGTTTCATCATCCGGGTTACCCGAATGGAGCAGCACAATTACCACAGATCGCATTTATGAAGATGATATCGATATCGAATTAGGAACAGGCAGCGATGCCATTATTCGGTGGAGTACAGGGGATGCTGATAATCATTCTTTCAGTATTGGCTTAGGGGATTCGAATCAATCGATTCATTTCACCGATAAAGCTGCCATTGCAACTGATTGGAATGTTTCCGCAGAGACGCATCCAACCATTTATGTCCATTCGAATACTACCCCAGCAACTGATTATATTCGAATCGGGGCAATGGATGGAACAAACGCAATTCTTGACATTGTTGGTGGGACAACATGGAAGGTTCAGGTCGGAGGAGCGGACCAGTTCACGCTTACAGCTTCAGCAGCGGACTTTCAAGACAACTCTATTACGACAACCGGAACGCTTGCTAGTGGCAATTTGACGGTCACAGGAACGGGTTCGACGTCCTCGACCATGACTGTTGGAACGGATTTGACTGTTACAGGTGGAGATATTGTTTACGGCAATGGTCAGGCTGCCACACTTGGGATAACGGCTTCTGCCCACGACGCCGCAGGGCAAGCATTAACGATTAGCGGAGGATCGACAACCGCTGGAACATCCAACGATCAAGCTGGGGGAGCTCTCACACTCCAGGGGGGGCAATCAAAAGGCAGTGGAGCCGGTGGCAACATTGTCTTCCAAACCGCCAATGCTTCTGGTAGTGGTTCTTCTTTGAATGCCCTCGCAACAGCGTTAACAATATCTGATGACCTCAGCAGCACATTCACAGGTGCGGTTGTTTACGGAAGCGATGGATCGGGCGTGGATGTAACCTTCCACTCAGGAACGAGTGGCGATTCCATGGTTTGGGATGCCTCCGAAGAAGTGCTTCAAATCACTGGCACAAACGGTGCAACCTCATTAGACGTATTAGATGGAGACGTCCGGGTAGTAGACAAGATTTATTTTTACGATAGAGGTGGAGAATACATTTCTTCAAATGGATCAACGCTTGCTGTCGTTGGTAATGGAACCTGGACAGGAAGTTTCGATGTAACAGGAACCGCTTCGACATCTTCGACATTTACGGTGGGCACTGATCTAACCATAACGGGTGGGGATGTTGTTTTTGGAAATGGACAAGCTGCAACGGTCAGTATTACAGCCGTTGCCCATGATGCAGCTGGACAAGCTCTCAGCATTGCCGGGGGCAACACAACGGCTGGCACAAGCAATAACCAAGCGGGTGGTTCGGTAACGATAAAAGGAGGCCAAGGCAAAGGCTCAGGCGCGGGCGGGGACATTATCTTCCAAACCGCAAATGCTGCGGGAAGCGGATCATCCCTCAATGCTCTTGCGACCGCTTTAACAATTAGCGACGATTTATCTTCGACATTTGGCGGAGCGGTTGTCTTTGGTTCCGACGGTTCAGGAGTGGATGTTACTTTTCATTCTGGAACAGGATCAGATTTAATGCTCTGGGACGCAAGCGAAGAGCAGCTAAAGATTACAGGAACCGACGGAGCGGTTGCTTTGGATGTTGCAGACGGGAATGTCAAGATTGTCGATAGTCTGTACTTCTACGATGTTGGCGGAGAGCATATCAGCAGTAACGGAAGTTTGCTTACCATCACAGGAATAACCAAGATGGCGTCCACGATGTATATAAACGACTCTGCGAATGGCGACATTACACTTGGATTGACAATCAATCAAGGTTCAAACACGGACAAGATTATGGCATTCAAAGGTTCAGGCGTGAACCACGGTCGAACAAGCCGAGCCGAAGTCGATACGTTTGCGTCGTTCCTACAAGCGTCAGGAAATTTCGGGGGCTTAATTATTGACAGTATTGCCGAAGATGGGGCCAATGATCTTGTGACGATTATCCGATCAAGTGGAGGGACTGCTTCGACAACGAAAAGTACCTCTGGCTACGGCTTGGTGGATATTCAGGTGGAAGAACACGACGGATCAAACACGACAGCAAACATTACATCCAATGGAAACATTTTCACCCTTAGGGCGCAGGTTGGTGGAGGTATGGCGACACGGATACTTGTCGATGAAGACGGTGATTTGTACAGCGTCACTTCGGCCCAAACTTTCGACTCTTACGATGACGCGCACCTGGTTCGTGCTTTGGAGCAGACTCGTGGCGATACGATTCGCAGTGAATGGGATGATTTTGTGAATTATAACCAGGATGATTTGATCGCTGCCAAGATTCTTGGCGCACCAATTTCCGATGGTGGATTGATTAACGTGACGCAGTTGCAGAGATTACACAACGGCGCGATCTGGCAAGGATACGTGAGGCAAAAAGAGTTGGAGCAAAAGGTTGCGACATTGGAAAACAAACTAGCCTTGATTGAGGGAGCGAAATAATGCCGACCATCACATTGGAATATTCAGATGCAAACATGAACCGCGCACTCGCAGCTTTCAAAGGGCCGATTACACCGGCGAATGGAAGTACGGTGACGCAAGCAGAATTAACAACGCATCTCAAAGACATCATAAAAGATCGGGTTCACGTATACGAAAGAGACCAGAATGAAGCATCATGGAACATGGCTGCTTTCGATACCGAATAAAACTAATGTTATATACTGAAACAAAATTGAAAGGTGCCTGTTGTTGATCTGAGGGCTTCGAAAAAGGAGAGATATGGCGAAAAGTATTGTTAAACGGGAAATTATGAATATCGAAGGACGGGTTTTACGTGTTCCCAAACGGGATCAAGACGGAGATGTTGTCTGGCAAAAAACTTGCCCAATATGCCAACACCCGGAAGAAGGATCGGTTGCTGAAATGGAACCAATGACAACAGAAACAGCAATGCGGATGTTGTTGTTTGCGGTACCTGATAATGCACGAAAACCTGAAGATCCACAAAATGCTTTCCGTATCATGGATGCAATTCGCAAATCATCAGAAGCATCGATCGAATTGGAAGATTCCGATTATGATTTTATCCAGCGGTTAATGGATCGTACTTTAGAAAATCCAGAGAAACCAGATGAAACAATGGCATTAAGCCTGGCATTGTGGGGAATGAACGAGTGGGTTGTGAAACAACAACTGAATGCAAATCCAGATCAGGCGGTTTTTTTAAATGTAGCAAAGGTTACTGAAAAATGAGCTGGGAACAATTGCGGGCAATCACCAAGCAAAACAAAGAAACGGTTCAAAAGGAGCAAGGCGGCAAGCCAATAACCTGCCCCATCGATGGAACAATTCTTGACGAAGGAAAAGGTGGGGTTCGGAATTGTCCCCTGGGCAACTACCGCTATCCCGCATTCGGTTTTTCGACAAGGGATTATTGATGGGGTGATGAAAAAAAAATAAGACGGTAGCACTACTAATCAGGTGCTGTTCTGGGAAAGCAAGGAGCAGGAAATGAATTGGTATTGTAGTCGAGAGGATATAAAGCGTGCTGGTCAAATTTTTGGCAACAGCAGGCATTCCATTATCGATCGTACAATCGAATCGGTTTCACGCGAAATCGATACATTAACGAGGCGTCGTTTCATCCCAGAAACGGCAACGAAACTATTTCAATGGCCCCAAACGTGGAGCAATATCGGAACGCGGTTATGGTTGCGCCAGGATCTTTTAAGCATTACAACACTGCAAACCAAAGCGCAAGATTCCGGTCCAACGACAATCAGCTCGTCAGATTATTTTCTCGAACCTCAAGATTTACCTGGGCCGTATGATCGAATTGAAATCGACAGATCGAGTACAGCATCATTTGAATCCGGGGACACGCCGCAACGCAGCATTTCTGTTTTAGGTTCCTGGGGATATTCCGCGAACACAAAAGGTGTTGGAACAGTTGTCTCCGGGCTTGCATCCGATGCCACTGCCACTTCGGTGGTTATCAGTGATGGATCAACAATCGATGTTGGGGATACCTTGTTAATCGGAAGTGAACAATTGTTTGTCACGGAACGGGCCTCTGCGGCTGAACCCAACAGCGACTTGATCGATGGGGCTCTTACAGCGTCACGCAGTGAAGCTGTCACAGTCGATTCGGGTTCCCGGTATACAGTCGGGGAAGTAATCCTTGTCGATAGTGAAGAAATGCTGATCGAATCCATTAGTTCGAACACATTGAATGTTATCCGGGCATACAATGCGACAACCCTCGCGACACATTCCAACAACCAGGCCGTTCATGTATTTCGCACCTTGACTGTCGAGCGTGGTGTAAATGGAACAACGGCAGCCGTCCACGCGAACAGCACGGCAATTAGCAAATACGAACCAGAATTCGATATTCGTTCTCTGGCAATTGCAATGACTTTGGCAGAAATTGCCCAGGAAGCCGCATCATATGGTCGCACTGTTGGAGGTGGGGATGGTGCTTTTGAATTTAGTGGTCGAGCTTTGAAGATCCGCATGGATCAAACGATTAACAAGTACCAAAGACCAATGGAGTTTGCGGTATGAGTGGGAACGATGTTCAACTGCAATTTCACGGCCCGTTATTCGATGGAAAATCGGATGCGATCATGAAACAGGCAATCAAAAATACCGTGCGTAATCTTGTCCAAATTGGGGAGGATCGCCTTGATGAAAGATTACGACCAAAACCAGCCGGGGTTTTTCTCAGTGTTTCCGAAGCAAAGCCAAAGCAACATTCCAAAGGAAACTATCGCCGTCGCGTACATGGAGAGCCAAAAGGTGCGCGATCCGGGCGAATCCATGATAGTAATACGATCTACGGGCCGTGGCTTGAAGGAACATCATCGCGAAACAAAACGACACGGTTTAAAGGGTACGGGGAATTTCGAAAAACGCGAGACTGGATCGACAAAAAACAGGCAATGCCCATCATGAAAAAACATATCGAACGGGCAACACGTCGGTTGAATGGAATGTAGATATGGCTTTTGATATTACAAATACAATTAATGTCATTGCTTCTTTTTTGGAAAAGCGTGGGGAGTTTAATGTTGTCCAAATTGGAGAGCCCAAAAGTCCTTTGAATGGCGCAATGTCTGCAGCGGTCATGATGAACGATGCCAGTGTTGTTGGGGCCACATTATCTGAATCGATTGAATTACATGAAGTAACAATTCGGTTATATCGCAATATGCTCGAGGAACCAGAAGAAGATAACGAAATACGTTTAAGCCAGGCAGTCACAGGTGTTATATCCGATCTCCTGGGGGATTACGATCTGGGCACAACCGTGCGTAATGTCAGTGTGGGGGAATATGGAAGAACACTTGCAGCCACCTGGGGTTATATAGACGTTAGCGGAACAATGTTTCGGATGGTGGATATTAGCGTTCCACTTGTCATAGATGGATCAGCAACACCTGTTCAGTAAGGAGAAATATGGCAAAAAAATCAGGCCTTGGAAACAACTTTTATGTCGGCGGATACGACTTGTCGGGCGATACAGCAAGTCTCAATATTGCAGGATCTGCGCGTCCGACTTTTGACGTAACGGGCGTCGATCAATCGGCGATCGATCGGGTGCTTGGACTGTCGAGTGGGATGATTGATTTCGAGTCACATTTTAATGATGCCGCATTACAGGAACATGTCGCTTTGTCAGGACTTCCAACAACTGATCGCGTCGCGATCTATTCCACAGGAACGGCGTTAAACGATACGGCTGCCGGTCTTGTGTGTAAACAAATTAATTATGACTGGACACGCGGAAATGATGGAAGTTTGTCTTTAGCGTGCGAGCTCCAAGGATCAGCAGGGAGTCCAATCGAATGGGGAAATATTCTGACGACAGGCGTTCAAACCGTCTCTTCTGCCGCAAGTACGACAAGCATCGATCAGGGAGCAAGTACTAATCAGGGCGCACGCGCGTATATCATGAATTTTACCCTGTCTTCGGGATCTCCAACAGTGAAGATTGAAGACAGCCCAAACGATTCGAGCTGGTCGGATCTCATTACATTCACAGGATCGAGTGCGGCAAGCGCAGAACGCAAAACGGTAACAGGCACAATTAACAGGTATGTTCGCTGTACCCTCACGGGGACTTTTTCTAATCTCGCTTTTGCGGTTGTTCTGGTGCGTGGAACAGCACAAGACGACGTGAGCTTGGCATCGTGAGCAATTACGAAGGGCAACAGAAATTCCAAGTTGCAACACCCCTGGAGACGCACTGGGAAAACGTGCCATGCGCCAATGATACGTGTCGAAAGTTTAATGAGGGCTGGAGGATTACCGTGGATCGAGAACTTGTTTTGCCCAATGGTACAAAGCTTGGAGAGGCCCAATATCAATACATTAAATATAAGTCGGAACGTCATTTCACAGAAACGATATTTCCCGAAAACAAGGTTCTGTTTTTATTTCCACCTGGGCAACAATGTTTCGAGCAACACAAGCGCAAAATCGAGGGAAAAATGGCCCTCTTTAATAGAAGAGTTGGGCGCGAGGCACTGATGCCAATTACAACGCGATCAGCCCACAAGAACACCATCGAACCAGAGCGATACACCGATACATGGAACGAACAAATTTTTCAGTATGAAAAGCAACAACGAGAAGGATAAAGGAGCGATAAGATGGCAAAGGAATCAGGACTTGGATGGACAACGTTCAGTGTTGATGACGGTTCGGGGAGCCTGCGCGCGATCGTCAATGATATAACAGACGTTAGTTTCAGCACCCCGCGCGCCGTTTTCGACGTGACGGGAATGGACAAATCAGCGATGGAGCGGGTATTGGGCCTCGCCGATTTTAGTTGCGATGCGAATGGTGTTTTCAACGACGCAAGCAATATGTCGCATGAGGTGTTTTCGACGGCGAGCAGCACCTCGGTCGAGCGCGATTTAAACATGACGATCAGCGGTAAAACGTTAAACGTGAAAGTTTTTGTCACTGATTACCCACTGACACGCGGAGCGGATGGCGCGCTCACGTTTGCCGTTCCGATGGTTGGGACGGGTGGCGCTGTTCCTACGTGGTCATAGTCATAGTAAACATTGAAAAAACAAGGAGAGAACATTGGCTAAAGAACGGCAGATGAAAAAAATTGAACTTGAATCGATTACGGTGGATCTACCATTGGTTATAACCCATGGGGAACATCGAAAAATCGAACGCATGACAATACGCCTGGCGGCAGACGATTACGCAGAAATCAAAGACACCTTTGGTGCATCTTTGGAAGAGCTCCAGGCGACCGCGACAGCGGCAACAGGAATACAAACAGAAGTTGATTCTTCGGAAATGAACGACCACGAAGTCATGTCAACACTTGTGATCCTTACAGGAATGTCTGTTGAAGATGTCGATAATATCGACCGCAATGATTTTGAAACGATTCAAAATGTCATGCAGAACATGTACAGGAAAAAATCTGCTGAAGACAGGGCTGAGGGAAAAGACTCATCCGGGCCGAATATGAGGGCAGTGGCGAATTGAAAATCGAGCATGTGTTTGGGGATTTTATCAATTATGTTGAAGTTCTCGAATACATTTCAGGAACAAAGGCAGGAATCATTCGCCCTTATAGCCTGGATGAATTGAAAGAAAAGGATCATGATTGGGTGCTGAATTTATGGGATGCATTCGAAGTGATACAGGGAATCGAACAGGAAAAAATGTCTGATTCGATGAACACTCCTGGACAAGCAACCCGGATGAAACCAATGCAACAAGAAACAATGACAATGGACGAGCAACTTGCAAGCCTGTCACGAGCGGGGATGTAATGGCAAATTCAATCGAAATTTTGATTAATGCAAAAGACAATGCAAGTAAAGCCGTCCAAAAAACACAGCGCAACATGGAAAGCCTGACACGAGCTGCACGTGGAGCTGGCTTGGCTTTTACAGCTTTAAGTGCTGTTGGGGTTGCTGCGATGGGGGCTTTGACCAAAGGGGCAATCGAACAAAGACAGGCAGAACAATTATTGCGAGTTGCTGTTGAAAATACGGGTGTTTCGTATGATTCGATCAAAGACAAAATCGACGAAACAACGGCGGCTTTGCAAAAGAAAACCAATTTTGGTGACGAAGAACAAATGACCGTTTTGTCCCAAATGATTGCCATCTTTGGGGATGTTGAAAAAGCAATGATTGCGTTACCCGTGATAATGGATGCCGCTGCATCAAAAGGGCGAGCATTGACCACGGTAGCAGGAACCCTATCACGCGCCCTGGATGGACAGGTGGATACAGCTATCACACTTGGAATGCAGTTCGATAAGACTGCTGGATTTATGGATCGTGTCGATCAAGTGTCAGGGGCTGTTGGAGGATCAGCCGAAGCCTTAGCAGATCCCCTGACACAATTGGCAAATGATGTTGGTGATCTGGCACAGGTATTTGGAAAAGAATTGTTAGGACCATTGGAATTTGTGGTAACCAAGATGCGCGAATGGATCATTGCAATGCAAGAAATCGATCCAGTAATGGTGAAGGTTATTACTGGGACGGGTTTAGTAGCAACAGCAATTCTTGGAATTCTTGGCCCCATTTTGCTGGCTATTTCATTTGCCGGTAAGTTGGCCCCGGTATTTTCATTTTTAGGAACTGTCATTGCTACTGTTGCAGGTGTATTCAGCGCGGTTGCGCTTCTTATTGCTGCTGCAATTGCAGCAGTCATTGGATTTGGTGTTGCCTGGGCATTCAATTGGAAAGGCATTCGAGAAAAGACAAAGTTTATTGTTGGCAAAATCAAAGAATTCCTTGAGTCCGGGTTGGGGTGGTTGATGCCTGGTGGTCGTCTGATTCTTGGTTTGATTAACCTGGCTGAAAATTGGGAAGAAATCTGGAATCGGATTATGAATTTCACCAAGACAATAACCGAAAAGTTGGGAGATATGATGCGTGTCATGGTTGAGCAAGTTATGAAGGGTATTACTGGTTTAATCAATGTTTTCAACATGATCCCAGGAGTTCCTGACATTAATTTACCGGAAGGCGGCATTCCAGGTGCTGCACAGGGTGTAATGGATAAAGCCAAAGGCGTCGTTTCCAATGTTCGACAAGGGCTGAGGGATTTCGGTGATATTGGAGTGCGTGAAAGTTTCGGTGGTCAAAATTATCGTGAGATGGCTGCATCTGGATCGGAGCTAGAGGAATTGCCAACAGCTTCGGTTCGGATCAATTTGAATGAACAAGAATTTGGTGATGCTGTAGGAGTTCTTGTTTCAAATAATGGGCAACTACAAAATTAATTGGAGCGGAGATTTGTATGGCTTTCGCATATAACCTGCAAAACGATACGACAACCCTTACGTTGAATAGTGGCACGAATTATTCCGTGCAGCCTGATGGGTTCGATGCGCCGCCGCCAAGAAGACGCCAAAATTTTTCGGGTGGTGGTTTTTTCCGCGATGGATCTGATCTGATGGAACGCCGTTTCACCAATCGAACTGTTACCCTGAACATTTGGATTAAAGGATCGTCCCAAGATAACCTCATTGCAAATATCAATGCTGTCAACCATTTATTGGAACGTGGTGCAGAATATTCACGGACTGGGATTGGCTCCCAGTTGGTTTTACGCCGCCAGTGGGATTCAGCGACAAATACAAGCGACTTTAACGTTATCGAAGGTGTATTGACAATAGTTGGTGATGCAGGTGATGTACATCGATTCAGTCCATCCAGTGACTTGCGGATCAGTGCGTCTTTGCAATTAATCTGCGAACCTTTTATTTTAGGAACGGCAGAAACAATCGAAAATTATATCAACAATCCCGGTTTCGAAGTTGACGATACCGATCTTGCAAATTGGAGCGAAACAAAAACGGCAACAGGAACAACTGCCAGAGATGCGACACAGAAAAAATTCGGGGATGCATCGTTAAAGTTAACAATGACCAACAGCGGTGGATCGGGCCAGGTGATCGAACGATCACAAGTACGAGCTGAAGTCGATGCGACAGAGGTTTGGAGCTTTTCTGTTTGGGTGCATGTTACAGCATTATCGAACGCAAAAGCGGGGCTTGTTCTTTTATACGACGATGGATCAGCAACTACGACGACAAGCTATCAAACTTCCGTAACTTCCGACTGGACAAAGCTAACGCTTGAAAATCAAACGGCCCCATCCGGGGCGGGACAAGTGACCATTAAACTAAGGCTGGAAGCGACAGCAGGATCAGCAACAGGAACCGCATATTTCGATGGGGCAATGCTGGTTTTGTCGGCATCATCCCCTGATTCCTGGGTGAGTGGTCACAATGTCGCTAATGGTTTTGCAGATGATTCCCAGGCGACAACAAATTATATCGATATTCATCCGATTGGTGGTGATGTTCCTGCATTGATACAGGTATATGCGCTCGAAGGAACCGATCACACAACCGTCTGGGCTGGGGCGCGACACGGTGATCGTATGACAGACACTGATCTATGGCTTGAAGGTGAATCCGCAAGCCGGGTGATTACCGCAACTGTGTCGGAGCTGGCTGAAACAAATGGTACGCAAGCGGGAATGAATACAGGATCTGCGGCACTCGATTCAGAATCGAGTGTTGGTCATTTTGTTTTAACAAATTCGAGTGGTAGTTCCTACACCGTATTAGCTGATACTTGGTTTTATGCAGCATTCACATTGTCTTCGCTTCCTGTTGGACAATACCGGGTTTTGTTACGTGCTGGATGGGAATCCGATACATCGACCGTTGCAAGCCAGGAATTAAACTGGGGGGTTGGTGTTCGTCAGGGTGATTTTGTCGAACTCGATGCAACCAATCCCAGTACGACCAAATTTGTCACATTTGAATCGAGTTCTGCGGAAACAGTGGGCCATTTGCTTGACCTTGGAACGATCACGGTCCCAACAATTAAATCACCAGCTGGATTGACAAGCCAAGCGTTTGATATCCGGGTTTATATGGGAACGACCGCTTCCAATGCAACAGGGAACGGGGAAGCGATCGAATGGTTTCTCGATGCGGTTATGTTGATGCCCATCGATCAAGGTTCGGTATATGTTTCGAAAACAGCAGGAACCGATTTGGTTTTGATCGATTCACGCAGCAAACCATCGGGCGTGTATTTGCTTAATACATCCACGGAAGTCGCTGAAAGCTATCCTGCAAATCAATTGGGGAGCCCTATTTTTGCCCACCCGGATGGAACGCGCATTTATTTTGTTTTTGGAACGGGTGCAACAAATACCTGGGTTATTGCTGATGCCACAACAGTCAAGGTTACAATTATCCCCCGGTATTTATACGTTAGGTGATTTATGCTAGATACACGATTGCGGGTTTTATTGTTCGACAGTGATTTAGCCAGTCCAACATTGATCGACGATTTAACACAAAATGTGCAAGGCTTGAAATTTTCGACAGCGTTGCATGGTGGATTTCAAAAATGCACTTTTTCTGTTTCCTTATCATTAGCGGACAGCTGGTTGTACCTTTCCGAAAGTGCGAAAATACCGGGCCGCCATTTTTCCCGACTTGTTATTTATGAAGAAAAGACCGTCATTTGGGAAGGGCGCTTGATGGATATTTCCCTGTCGTTACAAAGCAAAGCCACAGGGGAAGGATTCCATGGAATCAAAATTGTTGCGTTTGGTTATTGGTCAAGTTTACGCGATCAATTTTATTCCGATGATGATGGATCGAGAACGGATTGGACAAGTGGAAGTGGTCACCAGGCCAGTGACATTATCAAAGAAATTTTAACGGCTGAATGTCCCAGCATTAGCAGTGACCAAAGTAATATTACGACCAACTCCAGAGACCTGGCAGGGATTGATTTATCTATTCGGGAATATCCCCAGGACATTATTGTTAAAAAAATAGCTCCACTGAGTGATTCCGATAATGAAAAATGGCAGTTCGCGATTTGGGAAAACCGGGTTCCGTACTGGTCAGCCCGGTCGATTACGACGTTGGATTATCGCATACGCCTTGAAGATACTGGGGGGATCACGCTGACACAGGGGGCCGCTGAATTGCGTAATTCGATTATCCCACTTGTCGGATCGACAGAAGGAACAACGGTCAACGATGCAACTAGCCAGTCGTTTTATCCTGTTCGGGAATTCCTGTTCACATTGCCAACCGGGGCCAATGCTAATTCTCAGGGTGATGCGGCAACAGCTTTAAGTGCGGATCGATCAAACCCTTTACAAACACAACGATTCCAAATTACTGGTCACGTGTACAAAGTGACGGCGGGTTCTACTGGTGGATCGTTGGAAGAAGTGCCAAAGTATCATATGCGTGCAGGGCAAACATTGCGGATCGACGATTTGGTTCCGGCGACCATTACGAGTCCAACTTTCGATCGGTTGCGGACGTTTCAAATTGTGCAAACAGAATACGATGCAGACACGGATACCATTTTCATCCAACCAGATACGATTCCACGGTCTTTGTATAACATACTTGCGGATTTGGGCGACCTGGAAGCACCGCGATGAAACAGACACGATACAAAAACCCACACGAAATGATGGCTGACATGTTGTTGATTAATTACATTGCACAAGGGTTGCATATCCCAGAACCAGAATTTTCCGTGGACGAGAATCAATGGGTATTCAAGGAAATCGGATCTTGTGTTACCCCGGAATTGTTGCAGGATATTCGTGGTGATATCGATCGACAAAACGAATTAATGTCTTGTTTATATGATGATGTAGTAGTGTCAGATTACTGGCGTTATAGGTTGGTTAATTAGGAAGGAGAGATATGAGCTGGTTAGCAAAAATAAGACCGCAAATTTTGGCGGCTATCCTGATTCTTGGTGCAATTGCCATTATGGGGATACGGACAGAATTAACAGAAGTCAGTGGTGTTGCAACTGCTGGTTTGATTGCATTGTCGAAAGATATTTTGCAGCATCCCGATGGTTAAATGACAACAGAAAACGAACCACAAAAAGATGAAGTGATCGATAAGAACCGTGTCACGTTATCAGGTAGGGAATTAATCATCCTGGTCATTTTCACGCCGGTGGTTTTTACCTGGTTGTTTTTAGCTGCACGTATCATTATTTCTGCCACAACTTCGGTCGCTGTATTAGATTCTATCGAAGGTCTTTTGACGGCGTTAGCGGTCCTGACAATTCCAGTATCAGCAGGTGTATCAAAGCTCTTCGAGGGATGGGGGAATAACGATGGAAAAGAATGAAAAAAAACCAAGCAAGTTCAAATTAATCATCAAATCAAGGCGGTTTTATTTTCCGTCGTTCAAATGGCCTAACATTTTTACGCCCACGCTTGCGAACGTGTTGCCAAAAGTTGGTTTGCCGAAACTTGTGAGCTTGAATGTAGCAGGAAAAATCAAGTGGATCATTTTTGGCACAACGGCAATCAGTTTGTCCGCTGTATCGGTTGGCATTGTGTTCAGTGTGAAGGACGTAATAACGAACACGTTTGAATATCCTACTGCTGGTGCAAACTATACTGAATTGGGATCGGGTGGAACATTGGGGCAACCACTCCCAGATTATCCTGGGAATGAAGTAGGGCAACCCCAGGGGCAAAACCAAACCTTGCAGCTTACATTGGCAAGCGGCGCACGCCTCAGCTCGCTTTCGTTTACAGGGGTGGATGCCGGGCGTAGTGGTTTAACCGATTGTCTTGTTGTCGAACGTGATGCAAGCAACACGACTGGATATCTTTTTGCCAATACCATGACGCTCACGGGTGTAAGCGCACCCAGTTTCGATATGGCGAACAGTGAGTTCGGGACGCTAACAACGGCTGGAGTGACCGATGGGCATACATGGAGTCCCACACTCGACAGCACAATCAGCGAGCAAGTTGTGAGCTCGTCTCGTGGATCTGGTTCCTTTTCAGCAACCGACACTGTTGTTGACCGTGTGATTATTACATTGCTGGGCGATGCGACGGTGGAAACGCTGAGCTATAACAACGTCAAATGTTCGGTTGGTGGAGTGAATTTCGATTACATCAAAGCGGGAACTTTTACCCAGGATTCCACTTCAAAATTCGGGGACGGAGATGGGATTAATACTGCCGATTGGGTGCTGAATACAAGCGTGAAGTATCGCACTGGAAGCGACTCCATTGTGGAGCAACCATTGACAGTGAGATAAGGAAAGAACAGGAGAGAACGATGGTTAATTGGTTAACGGGTTTTGTGGCAAACAAGATGAGGTTTTGGGAAAAACCAACACCAGAAGAATATGCTTATTGTGTGAAATGCCGGATGAAAAATATTGTGATTAATCCAATTCGGATTGTCATGAAAAATGGGCATCCTGCGTTACGTGGGCATTGCCAGGCATGTGGAACAAAAGTGTTCCGCATCGAAAAACAAAGTGCAAACCAAACCCTTTAAACAATAAAAAAAGGCCCCAATTAATGGGGCCTTTTCATCGTGGGATTATTGTTAGTAATTCCACCAGAAACCCGGCACGTTTGTTTTATCTTTGGGTGCAGAAAATCCGGTTGTTTGTTTTTCTAAATTTTCAAAAGACCAACCTGTTTTACTCCACCCACGGATGTTGT